ACACAAAGTCTGGGCAATTTTGAATGAAAGTAACATGCATAAATTAATCAGGAACTTTTGAATTTAAATCAATTTTTAACTATATTATTCTCACTCTTCTCTCTCTGTTTTCTATCAGTATTGGAAGTTTTTTCTTAATTGAATATAACCCACTATCAACCAGTCTTATTACATAATGTTTTCACTTTCAGACTTTCTGTCTGAAATAGGCAATGTTATCCGTGAAGTTGAGGATAAAGATAATAAGGAGTATGAAGACCAGATTCGTGAAATACAGAACCTACATAGGGATATGAATCATGTTGAATTAAAAGTCAGTGAAAACATAAAGAAGGCCTGTCCTGAGCTTACTGAGACTGAGGCAAATTTAAGTTCAGATAATACAATAATTGATTTAAAAGATGATGCACTAACAGAGTATAAAGAAATAGTATGGAAAATTGATAATGATGAATCAGTTGAGATGTCCAAGAACACAATAAAGGAGATGGTATTTAAGAATAAGGATGATGAGTTAATTATATCCTCTAACTTAGATCTTGATCAAAATGTCTGCAATGGGAATTCTGACTGTGATGTTTCCAATGCTAAAAAAAGTGAAAATGGAGAAAATTTTCTGGAAACACACACTGACATGATACCGCCAATTAACACTTCAGATTGTAATCATATCAATGAGATTCTCGACAATGGAACATATGAAAGAATAGCAATCTTTAGTAATCCAATTACAATAAATTTAGATGATGGTCGTAAGCTAATAAAAGTGACAATAGCAGATGAAAACATCAAGAAGAAGGTAGAGTCTAGTGTCAAAGAAATAACATGCATTCCCATCTATAAATTAGGAAATAGAGGTGATTATGATAGTATTATTAGTAATTGTATGAGCATGGATGGTGTCATTAAGAAACTTACTGGGACATTAATTATATACTGCTCACTAGATGATGTGTTCAGCTGGCTGATACTGAAGTCAGTACCTAATGATTGAATCAAGTGACTACTTCAAGCAACTTATTTGTTTAAGAGACAGTATATAAATAGATAATTGATTTAGATGACTACCTTAAGTAACATATCTGTTTAAGAAATAGTAGATGAATAGACAATTGATGGGTATACTTAATGTGAAAGTCATAATTGAGAGCTCTATTTTATTGAACTAATGATTGCTGCTTTGGTATCTTTAGTTTGGCGAAAACAACCCCCCAATCGTTAAACTGGAAGATGACAAAAGCATCAATATAGTCAATAACTGAAGTACTATTATGATTTGTAACTAGTGAGTGGAAATACCAAAGGAATAACTATACACAAACTTCGCCCTGAACACAGAGAATAAATGGTACCTCATCTATGATAATATTACAAAGAAATTCTTTAAAATCACCCATTGTTAGTCTAGGATACTCTACTGACATCTCTCTCCTCATAGATAGATTAGTCTATGTTTTCCTTGAATTAAACTCATGCATTTAAGAGGTCATCTTGCTGAGACTTAATTACAGTTATCAATAATATTTCTCTAATATTTTAAAATCACTGATTATTCTTTAGAACTTTATAGTAATTAACAATCCAAATTAGAAAATCCTATCTTTTTCCTTTTTCTTATTTCCATACTTCAGGTTCAATTTAGGTCCATAAAGGCAATAGCCTTTATCCAATTTAAAATATTTGGTGTCAAGCAACTCTTATGTAGAAAACAACTCAATCTAACTTCTAATTCAATTCACGTTATTTAAACCACTCACTTTCTCATTGGTATTAAGCAATGATTTTAATATTTAGAGTATTAGTCTTCATCTGCGGGTTAGCTTATTAAACCAGATTGTGGCTCTATTTAATCAATAATTGTTTACTCTATTTACACATAACTAGGCCATATCACTATCTAATTTTTAAGAAACATATCGGATACTGACCGAAGTCAGTTTATTAGATATAATTATTACACTAATTTTCGCATTTATTTATAGTATTTTAGTTTTTTTACTTCCATACTGCTTGGCCAGTTCTTATATACCACTACTCACAACCTCTTAGTTCTTACCTGTGTTTTTGTTGTTTATTCTCTTTATATGTATATATATATATATATATATATGATAATTTCTTTGTCTTTTCAGCTTTTTATTTACTGTTTTTTTGTTTTTTTCATTTTCATATGTTTTTTTTGTTTTTCCGTTTTCCTGTTTTTTTGCTTGTTTTTTTGTTTTCCATTCTCTTCTCCCTACTATCCAGATTTCAGGTGCTGATTTTCCATCACTTATACTAGTACACTCTTTATATTTATAAATACCTCATATTTCAACCATTCATAATTGTCTTCCTTCCATACACAATGTGGATCCACTTTCTTGATAACAAATGCTAATCTATTCTTAAGAACTGTCCTATCATCCTTGAGTCAGAATAATAAGCAATCTTGTGTCTTGGTTGACCCAAAGGAACATATCTAGGAAAATTAAGGTCTGGTAGATCATTTCCATGTTGAACAAGAACAACACTAACATTATTGGGAGTCAAGAATTGATAAATTGGTACCCTACTATCTATGAATTGTGTTTCATATCTTATATTACTTTCAGGCACCCTTTGACTTAACTCTTTCTTATAAATTTCACAAGTAGTGCAGGGTGTTATATTGTATATACTACTAGTCTTGCTCCACAGTTCATTGTAAAGCTTCATCAGTTCATTATTTATTCTTTTGTCCTTAGTCTCATACATGATATCACAAACCTTCTTTCTGAATGCATTTAGAGGCCCAATCTGTATATCATTTGCAGCCATATGCCTAGTCCAATTCAGAACAGTCAATCTATCAGAGTGAGGTATGTACTCTAAAAACCTTCTGAGACCTGATAAGGAAAGCATATACCTTTCATCATCAGCTGCCCAGTTTAGTGGTCTAACGTTTCCATAGATATCCATTAGACTACTTGAACTAAGTGACATAAAATTCTAAAAATACCTCTAATTAATCTAAGACTCTTAGGAGAATTAATCAGAAAGATGAAGTTAAAGAGTATGTATGATAAGAAAAGAAGAAAAACCAAAAGTGAACTTTGCTTTTAGGAAGGTTTTTCGCTTTGTTGTTTGCCCAGGACTTTGTGT